CGATAAATTCAAAAATAAGGAAAGGTTTGAGGTGTTAAACCGAGCCCTTGACAAAATACCCAGCGCGATTGATGCTATCCTGATGAAACGTAAGGATGATGCTGAACGCACTGAAGATGAAATTGTTCATAATGACATTACTAATGGTTTGGAGCGTATGCTTGAGTTGAAAGCTGAAGCTCACCGTTTGCAAGAGAAATATGATGGATTTATGTGTACTGATGAAGAACAAGAATCGTTGGAGCATATGATTAAAACCCATCCCTGTAATGCATATTCATGGATAATTGGAAAAATATTGAGTGAACATGAGGATGATTTGACGGAACCCGCAAAGAATCCCTATTTAAGAGGATTTGAGTTCCTCCCATCTGATGTTAGACCCCAGGCTGGTGTTAAATATGCCCCTGAAGTATATGCAGCTGCTGAAGCGCGATTTGAGGAAGAACAAAAATTGCCCAAACGTGGAAGCCCTGCCCCAGAAATTGAAAAGTTAGAACCTCAAGCTATGGACACCGATCTTGGAGATTGGTGGGATTGGTTGTGTGATGGAGCCTCTGAATGGAAATCCGCAATAATGCGTGAGTTAACTGAAGTTTATGAAGGTTATCGAGGTCCAAATCCACAACAATTAGCAGATATTCAAACTGATGAAGCCATGCTTGATGCTGTCGCTGGTTCCTATTCTGGACGAATTAAGGTTGAACTTAAGGGTACTAAAATGGTTGGAGAAAACCTTGAACCCGATTATAAGATTGTGAATGTTCCCTATCCTTGGCCATGGTATGCTAAGTTTATAAAAGCGTACGAAATTGGAAAGAAAAGAGGATGGTGGCGAAAAATGGGCAAGTTCATGCTTGTTTGCGCCGCTGTCGGATTACTTGGCCGAGCACTCACTCCTGGTCCTATGGATGAGACCAAACCTGTTCCTGAACCCGAAATCACTGCTAAACCGCAAGGAGTTAATCGAGGTGGAAAACGTGGAAGAGGTGTTACTAAACAAGTGCGAAAACGTTTTAATGTAGTTCAATCCGGAAAAGGAGAGGATTATGACGCCTATGACTCTGAAGAAGAGGAAAACCGAAGAGCTGATCTCGATGAACAAGAGAGATATGAATCAGACCCTTATGAGGATGAATATGTTGAGGATGTGGATCGAAAGAAATATTCTCAAACACATGTTCCCCAGTATGATAGAGATATTCATCATTCTAAGAAGGGCCAGCGTAGGTTGGAAAAGCAAGGTACTATTGCTAAAATCGAAATACCCCCAAAAGAGAGTAAAATTGAATCTGAAATTCGACGAAAGATCTATCGTTCAAAGAAAAATGTTATAATTGCTCGTAAGAGTGATATTGCAAAATTTATTAAACACGCCCGTGGGGTAGTTGGAAAAGGTTTGTTACCGCAATCTTTTTCACCCTCAACAGTAGCTGATGGAATATATAAATTTTCTGCTTTGAAAGAAGGAAAATATCAATATGTTTGTACAGGAACTCTTGTTTCTGGAAAGATGTTTGTTGTCTTGCACGCTTTGAGCGAGGACATGAGTGTTAAGTATCGAGCTACTAACCACAAACACACATTTGATTTTGTTGGAGTTGATGCAATTCCCTATGGAGATGAATTAGCTGTTTTTCCATGTTCTGGAGTAAAGTCACCGTTTACTGTCACCCGTTTGAGAGTGATGGAAGATGCATGCATTGTGCACATCTATGGATACGGTCCTGACCTAAAAGAACCTGAGGTTTCTTCCGGATTTGGAAGCCCCATTGGCTGGTGTAACGCGCGAACTCGTTCTGGTGATTGCACGTCCCCCGTGTTGGATGCTGATGCATACATAGTTGGTTTTTGGACTCACGGAAATGGCCATGATTTTGGAAAATTCGAGCCTGTGACTAAAGAAATGAAAGACTTTTTGCGTTCTGAACAATCGTCTGTGCTTCATGCTGGACTGGATTTTCAGTTGCGCCCCCTCTAGCCTCAGAATTGGTAGAGGGGGGTCACCCTTTTTGGCAACGCTATCCTGAGCGTTACCGTGACCCAAAGGGATTCTCAAAGTTTAGGACTTGGGGATACATTTCGGATGACCATGAACGTTACATTGACCCAGACTTCTTTGAGTTGCTAGGTTCGTGTGAACGTCATCCACGTTACAAAAATAAAAGAGGCATAGACCCACAAGTTCAAATCTTTTTAGATCAAGAAAAGATTCAGATTGAACCTGGATGGAGTCTTCCTGTCCCCAATCAAGAAGCTGCTTATATTTCATTGTCGAAGTACGCTAAAGCGGAAACGAAATTCACGCCAGATATGGTGGAGGATATGAATAGAGCTTTTCATTGGATGGAATCTCATTTTGGACCTTATATGTCCAACTCTAGAGTAGTTACTTTGGAAGAATCAGTAGCCCGTTTGGATTTAAATTCAGGCTCTGGATGCCCTTTTAACGAAGAGTTCCCTAAGAAGAGAGACTTGTTTGCAAATGACCCACTAATCATGGATTGGTTAGAAGAGGATTGGACAAGGTTGGCAGATGATCCAAAGTGGACCTGCATCTTCTCTTCCTCATTAAAGGAAGAATTGAGACCATTAGAGAAAATCGCACAAAATTCAATTAGAACTTTTGCAGCTGGAGCTGCTGATGCTACGGTTCATGGAAACCGCCTTTTCGTTGATCAAAATGAAAAGATGTATGCATCCTATTTGAAAACTGCGTCGTGCATAGGTATGAGTCCTTTAAAAGGAAATTGGAATAAACTTTATCATAAGTTGAACGTGTTCAAGAATGGATACGCCTTAGATGAAAGTCAGTACGATTCCTCCCTTAGAAGCTATTTGCTTTGGGGATGTGCTCTGTTCAGATTTCGAATGCTCCGTAAAGAGGATCAAACTCCGGAGAATTTGCAAAGAATTAAAACCTATTATCGAAATTTGATAAATTGTGTAATTTTAACCCCTGAAGGAAATCTAATTATGAAAAAGTTAGGAATGCCCTCCGGAGGAGTTAATACTGTGTCGGATAACACTTTGATTTTGTTTGTGTTGTTGAGCTATGCGTGGATTAGAAACGCCCCGAAAGGGATGAGAAGTTTCGCCGCTTTTGAGGCTCACACTGCAAAGTGTTTGTTGGGTGATGATAACACTTGGAGTGTGTCAGATGAAGCCCATGAGTTTTATAATGCTGTTTCTGTGATCAATGTGTGGAAAACCATTGGAATCACTACTACAACAGATGATTTGAAACCCCGATTTGCTGATGAGTTAGATTTTCTCTCAGCAAAAACTATTTTTATGGATGGTGTAGCTGTTCCTCTTTACAGCCGTGACAAGTTGATGCAATCCTTGTTGTGGGCTCCTATGGAACATCTAACTCCAGAAACTACTCTACTCAGAGTCAGTGCCCTGCTCCAATGTGGTTGGACTGACCTTCCCTTTAGAAAGTTTTGTCGAGATTTAATCTCCTGGCTTTTAAGTGAGTATGATGATGTCCTTAAGGACGACAGTCGATGGATCGCCGCGAAATGTGCTATTTTGCAGGATACTCGATTACACGAGCTTTACACTGGGTCGAAGCAGTTACTTCCCCAGTCCTATGTATCAAGAAGCGTAGAAAGATCAGAAATGCTTGATAAAGAGCCCATTATGAGCTCCACAGGACGTAAAGCCCCAAAAATCAAAAAGAACCGAACGCGTAAAAACAGGCGAACGGGAGGCCCTAAACGAAAGGGAACTGCTACTGTTAAAAAGACCACAGTTCGTGTGGCCCGGAAAAGGACTAGAACCCGTCGATCACGAGGGGGACAGCTTTCTGGAAAAGGAAAAGTCAATTTTAATTCTTCAAGGATGATGAATAGGAGAGGATGTACCATTATGGAAGACGAGTTTGTTGTCGCCATAGTAGGATCTGTAGGTTTTGCAACCACGTCCTTTCCTTTAAATCCAGGACAAGTATCATTATTCCCTTGGCTGTCTCAAGAAGCCAAGTTGTGGGAAAGATACACCTTTGAGGAGTTTGAAGCTTATTACAAGAGAGATGTCAGTGAGTTTGCAACTAATGGAACAACTGGTAAGGTGATGTTGAGTGTTGATTTTGACGCTTCAGATAATCCTCCCGCGACTAAGACGCAGGTTGAGGATACCTTTCCACATGCTGATGGAATGCCTTGTGAGAATTTTTCCCTGCGTGTTCCTGTCTCACAGTTACATCCAAAAGGAGAACCAAAATATGTCCGTCCAGCTGGTTTGCCGGGCGCTGCCGACATTAAATTGTATGATGCAGGAAATTTGTTTGTTTCGACTCAAGGAAATCAAAATACCTCGGAGGTTGGTGAGTTGCGTGTTCGTTATCGCGTACGTTTTGAAGTTCCTATTTTGGAGAATCTTGTTGGTTTTCCTCAGAATAATTCAGTTGCGGTGTTTTCTCAAGTTGCTGTAGCTGGAGCTGCAACAACAGTTCCTCAGGTTACGCCGCTAGCAACAGTTCAACAAAATGGTCTTGGAGTTGTCAATGCCGCTGGTCAGTTTACATTACCAGCGGGCAATTATATGATTGACGCAGACCTTGTTGCTTTGGATTCAACAGCAAATCTTGATGTTACTACATTGTCGTTACAAAAGAATGGTGTAGTTGTTGGAATAACTGTACAACAAGATGTTTTGGGCGGGGGAGCACATTTCTTGAACATGTCAACGCACATCTCGCAGTTTGTTCAAGCCCTTGCTACTGATGTTTTTACTCTGGTTAATACTGAAACGTATACTGGAGCATTGACTATCTCCGCCACTTTGCGAATTGTGGCAATATAAGTCCAGTATCTGGCAGGGTGTGAGAAAATACAGATTATAACTGTTACCCATGTTCACTGAAACAATATGACTTATCAATTCAAGAGGAATTGTTCGCGGTGTGTCACTACGTGAGATGACACGGTCAGGTAAAGACTTTAAAACAGGGGTGCTTATCAAGCATGTTCCCCGGATAAGAACAAAAATGTGTAGAAAGAAACTACTATCTAAAACAGAACCCCACAAGGCAAGTGAGTTATCAAAAGGCCCAGCAGACAAAACTGTGCAAAGAAATGAAGGAGAGAAAACTCCTTGGAAGAAATCCAGGACTGATGCGCTGTAAGCCGTATATAGTAACCCTGCCACTTAGCAAGTACAAGTAATTGAAACCTGAGACTAAAGCAATAAGACCGATGAGCATGCTCCCTAGCAGTAGTAAAGGATTGGAAAGAGAGTGGTGGTATAAGAGTGACTACGAGCAATAAGGTTGTTCTTCAGTAGGTAAGTAGAGATTTATCTCCGTCTTTTCCACCTGGGTTATTCTGTCAAAAACAACCCGAAG